ATGCGTTCGACATGACATAACAGCATGCTATTACAATAGCGCTATAGTTGAGCTGTTATTGATTGTATGTAATCAATTAATGTAGTTACATAGCATCAAATAAAGTGTTGAATATAGCGTACACACAATACTTATATAACTATTGAGCGTTGAATAGAGTGCTTATATGTCGAGCATATAACACTTGAATAGAATGTTTATTGTAGGGTATTGAATAGAATTTTAGGCACAAAAAAAGCGCTCATATAGCGCTTTATTAAATGTATTGTTTGATTATGATTGTTAAATTTCCTGTATTCCTTATCTTTATTTAACTGGTCGGATATGCTGTCGTAATACTTAATGGTAGTATTTGTGTTGTCAGTTTAATGACAGGTTTATTTTTAATACAAAGGCCAGTAAATGAATGAGAAACAACTAAAAGAAAAAGCTAAACGCTTGGGTTTATTCGTTACCAAAAATCACAATGCGTTAAACGCTGCTAAGGATTTATTATCAGCTAATGAGCGTATCATTGAATTGGAGGCTATCATTAACACGCCTACATCAACGATTTTAAGTAATCAACTAATAAGGAATTATAAGCAAAAATGGCTAAAAATTCATGGTTAAAATCATATGGATACAGACCTACAGCATCAAATAATTACGAATTCATATGGGTGAATTTCAATGATAATTGTGTGGAGTTAGTTAAGTGCGGTGAAGATTGTGATTGGAGCGAAATAACGCATTGGCAACCCACCCAAATTAGAACACCTAAATTATTAATGATTTAGTAACAGATCAAACTAAAATTTTATTTAAGGAAAAATTATGAATCAAACAGAACGACAAGAAAAAATAATTAACGCCATGACAACCAAGCTAAAAGCAGAGGTAGATGCCATACCTGAATGTATACTTAGCGAATTAATTGACGGCAAGAAAGCTAAGTATATCTCATTAACTCAAGACATATCTTTATATAAAACATATAGTCATATAAAAACATTAAAACGATATAACGAGCATTTATCTTTAATAAATGACACTGAACTAGATGATAAGTCATCTATAAAAATTATGAATTGCGGATTAGTAAATCAACTAAAAACAATAAGCAATAAGGTATTTGAGAATCAATCAAACTTTACCATAAAATTACTACCTGGTTACGCTATGGAATTGCAAGAATTACTAACATTCCACATTAACGAAACAGATGCTAGTGTTTTCTTTTCAACACGAGCAGGAATAAATTGTACGGCAAGCATTCCTACACTAAAAATAATTGAATGGGCTGAATCACTATGATCACGTATGACTCATTAAAAGCTATGCAAAACCCAGTATTCTTGAAAGTACATAAACCACCTACCCCAAGTGATCATTATTTAAATCTTAAAAAACCACCATTCGGTGTAAAGTTAGTAACAAAGAAATTACTAAAAGGAGTGACCACTAAAAAAGAATTACTTAAACTAAAAATAAGTAAGTCAGCACTAGAAAAAGCAATAGCATGGATGTATCACTATAATGAACTGACAAAACACCCAACCAACCCTAATAATTATAGGGAAGGTATCAGTTATAAGTTGTGCAAATAGACGCAAAAAAGCCAGTATTTAACTGGCTTTTTGTTTTCCTTTTAAGGGTATTAAGCTATGGCTTCATACTCTTTTTGCATTTTAGCTAACTCAAACATTTGATTGTGTTTCTTTTTATTTCTAGTTAAAAATGAATACATAGCTTGCGGTGTTACGTTAAATTCATCTTGAGCTTCAACTCTACTCTTTCCATCAATAACAACCAAGTAAGCTGCTTTAGTGGATCTACTCCATCCATCTTTATCTCCATATAAAGCCTGAAACTGTTGTTTTGATTGTTTTATATTTACGTAGTTCGCTCTTGCTTTTGGTATATCAACTTTCATATTTATTCCTGATTTATAATGTTATTTATCCATACATAGTCAAAACAATACATATGATAAACAAAGTAGTCAAGTTATTGTTTATATGACTTGCTGATAAACATAATTGTGTTGATTTTGTTTATACGATAATGTATAGTAATTCCACACAAACCAAAAAGGGGTTGACTATGAAAGACAAGTCTAAAGAAGAACTAATTGAGCAGTTAAAAAAACTAAAAGAATCAAATGCGTCATTAATAGGTCAGATTGAAGATTTAGAATATGACAACGAGGAATATTCATCATTAATAGCATCCTATGAAGCAACAGACAAAGATCGTGAATCAATTGCTAAAAAGGCATTTGACAATGGCTTTGAATATGCCCTTATGGGTGATAGTGATCAGTTAAGATCTTGGTTGAACTTCAAGGTAGCGACAAAATTATGAACCCTAAAGATTTTATTTACAAAGCTGTACGTCAAGGTTGTTTAAAGTCTGGCTGTAATGAGGTGTTATCAAGAGAGGCAGCAACGTCTGCTTTACGTCAGTATCAGATGAATAAATTTATTAATCCATCAAAATTAGTTGATCAGTCAATCATAGAGGCTAAAAAATTAATCATAAAAAAAGGAAGAAAATAATGAAAATATCAGCAATCGTAGCAGTAAACAAAAAAAATGGCATCGGCATAAACGGGAAGCTACCGTGGCATTGCCCAGCCGATATGAAGCATTTTAAAGAATACACAGATGACAAAACGGTCGTTATGGGTCGTAAAACATTTGAGTCAATCGGTAGGCCTCTACCTAACAGAACCAATATTGTGCTAACGCGAGATTTAAATATCCTAAATTGTATTGGCGTAGAAGTTGCGCATACAGTTAAAGAGGCTTTGAACTTGGCTAAAACTGACCTTGTAGTTATCGGTGGTAGTGAAATTTACAGTTTGTTTGAGCCAGTTGTTAATGAATGGATTGTGACTACCGTTGATGACGAAAGTGAATGTGATGCTCACTTACATATTAGCTTTAGTGGTTTTATTCGTAGAGATTTACAGTGCGGAATTAGCAATAATTTAGAGTATGTTATAACTAAATTTCACAAGAAATAATGAACAAAGGAATAAAATAATGCCTCAAAAAAAATATCAATTAATCTACTGCGATCCACCGTGGCAATTCAAAAATAAAAAAACAGGTGGCTCTATGAAATCTGGTGCTGCTAACCAGTATAAAGTTACATCAATGGATGATCTAAAAAATATAGATGTTCAAAGTATTACGCATGATGATGCCATTCTGATCATGTGGTATGTAGGTTCTATGCCACAAGAAGCAATTGACTTAGTTCATACCTGGGGTTTTAAGATCAAAAATATGAATGGTTTTGTTTGGAGAAAATTAACAAAAAAAGGATTGCCGTTTTTCGGTATGGGATTTTACACCAGAGCAGGATCGGAATCAGCTATCATTGCCGTAAAAGGAAAAGGTAGCAGTCTGATAAAAAACAGAAGTATTAGAGCTGTTATCGAAGCCAGTGTGTCTGTTCATTCAAAAAAGCCAGAAATATTCAAAGATCAGATCGTTAAGTTAGTAGGGGATATTCCTAGACTTGAAATGTTTGCTAGACAATCTACTGACGGTTGGGATTTATTTGGTGATGAAGCGCCTAATAGTATATCTATACCAAACAAGAATACTATCAACCATATTTAGTGGCAAACCAACACGACACCCTCATAATCAAAATAAGAGGTTTAAATTCAAATCAATACAATCACTCACAATACAGAAAATAACCAACCATAATGTGCTTAGATTTACTCTAAGCACCTAATTAAACACAAACAAAGGAATAACCAAATGAATAACCAATCAAAATCAGATCCAAGCCGTCACCAATCACCAAGAGGTCATGCCAAGTTCAAATGGTCAGACGATGACAAACGCTTTCTACTCAAAAATTACAAACTAATGACTCTTGATGAATTAGCCAAGGAAACAGGAAAAAACAGAACACAGGTAAAAAACCAATGCCAACGAATGATGCTCACAAAAAGAGATTCTTTGTAGTGATTATTGAATTACATGGTAATTGTTTAATTTTTAACCAATATTTAGGGGTTTTTTGCTGTTTTTAGGGGTGCTTTACCCTTAATAGGGTAATTTAGGGGTAGTTTAGGGGTAAAATCCCCCCTCGCTCTAGACTGTGCTGTATATAGGTTTCTTATATAAGGGGGGTATATAAGGGGGGGGGTATATATATAATTATTTATTTTTATATTTTTATGTTTTTTAACCATTATTGAATTAATATTTATGATTAATAATTTTTTATTAAAATAACGTATATACACATGCCTCCCCCTTTTTACCCCTAAATCAAAAAAAACACCAAGAAACCCATACACACCAAGGGATACAGCGAGGGGTAAAATCACCCCTAAATCACCCCTAAATATTATACTTACCCTTAAAATTAAAATAAATAACAAATAAACTAGACAAAATGGCTACAGGTGGTTATTGTGATGCTCCACTTAAAAAACACATGACTAATGGCTTATGACTGAATTTAAAAAGCTACAACAAAAAGCGAAACTGGAGAATAAAGATGTTTCAAATTTGTTTGGCGTATCACAAAGAACAGTAACCAGATGGAGGAATGACGAAACAAAAGCACCTAAACATATATTACAAATACTAAGATGCTATAAAGTATTCGCTGGATTGGATAAAGCATAATGAATGTAGTTTTAAATAAAATAAATGCAATAGATCAACTGCTAGAGCAAGCACACTTACTTGACGTTATGCCATCAAAATTAATCGCTCCTACAGCAACTAAACAAGAGTTAGCTAACGTACATTATTGGCATGAACCAATACTTGCAGATTGTGACGAAAGAGTAAGAGTTAACACTTTAAACCTAGCTGGAGGTGATAACCTACTTTCTGATTTTTCCAAGTCGATAGCGTTGTCATTTCAATTTCCAGTTAATACAATTTTTGCTCATGGCTTAGGGGTAATAGCTAGTGCAATGAGTAAGTCATTTAAATTTAAATACGGGCAAGGGGAAAAGCCAGTTAATCTATATGTAGTATCGGCACAACCACCAAGCACAGGCAAAAGTGGCGTTAATGAATTATTGTCTGAGCCAGTACATTTAGCTTTTGAAGAAATAAGCAGATCAGCAATGGTTAAACGTAAAAAAATACAAATTCAAATAGAGTCAGTAAAAAAACAAAAGAAAGAAGCTAAACACGAAGATGAAAAATTCATGCTTGAAGATGAATTAACATCACTATATCAGCAGCAAGCTAAAAATATAATATACACTTACTCGGCTGATGATCCAACGCCAGAAGGTTTAGCTAAATTAGCCAATAATCAAAATGGCATATTCAACATAATTAGTGCGGAAGCAGATGCAATTAATGTGATTTTAGGTGGCGTATATTCAGATAAAAAAGCAAATCACGGTTTATTTTTAAAAGGATGGGATGCTGAAAGGATAACAATAGTTAGATCTGGTCAAGACACCATTACATTTAAAGCTGTTGGCAATATAGCTGTTATAGCACAAGACGAATCAATTAAAACAATACTAGAGGCAGGGGAATCAGGTAGAGGGATTAGCGAGCGATTTTTATTAGTGAGAGAGCCAACTCTTTTAGGTAAAAGACAATTTGATAATTTCAATAGCATAGATCAAGATATTTCAGCAGAGTATGCGAGGATGATATTCAACATAGTAACTGATAATAATGTGGTACTTGTATTTAACGATGAATCACTTAGGTTAATTAATAATTATAGAAAAGAAACCGAGCCAGAAATGAGCGATATAGGACGGTATTCAAATAACATGATGCGCGGATTTATAGGTAAAGCAGATAAGCAAATAATGAAGATTGCAAGTGTATTACATACTATTGAAAATTGGAGAGATAAAGGGGTAAAAAGTCCTTATATAGATATAACCACAGTAAAAGAAGCAATACATATATTTCAAAATATAGCTGACACTTATGTATCTGCTGCTGATGAATTAGGTTTTACTGGCATTGACAGTGAGTATAAAAAAATAGAAGAAAAACTAATAAAATATGCAGAAAATTCAAAACTAACAATTTCAATAAACCAACTAAGATCTAACATAAAGGATATTAAACCATTCTCAGGAACGCCAAATTTAACCAGTAAAATAAAAGATGTATTACTACCTGTTCTTGAAGAAAATAAAATATGTGTAACAAATGGAAATAAAATACATATAAACCCACTATTAAAGGGGTGATCATGTTAGAGAGTGAAATATTATCAGCAGAAGGAAAAATTACAAAAATAAAATCAGACAACAATAAAGGCTGGGATAATATAATGAGAGAGTATTTAAATAAAACAAACAATCAAACTAATCACGAAAAATTAGAGTGGCGTATAAAGTTAACCAGAATAAAAGCCATGATATTAGATGTAGGTATCGAATTATGATTGATTATAGGGATATAGAGCCAATGCTAGATGGATTATGGAGTGGAGCACTACTTGAGTATGGCATTGATGTAGGCGACTTTAAGGGTCTTAACACAAAAAATACATCTTGCCCATTATGCGGAGGTGATGACAGGGCGCATTGGAGAGAAACAAATGGAAGAATATCACTTTATTGTAGGCATTGTACCGATGGTACTATGAAATCACCAGAATCCGTTATTATGGAAGCTACAGGCATAAGCTTTACTGAACTAGTTGATAACCTAGCCAGTTACGTCAATCACATACCTATCTCACAAATTAAGCAAGTAAAACTAAAAACCATAGCTAAACCAAAAATAAATATGCCAATAGATCATAGGCAAGATCATACTTTGGTTGCTGATTTTTTAAAATATTGTCAATGGGAAAACTCTACAGAATTACTATGTAAAAACGCACCTAGCCCACAAGATATACCAACAAAAAATAGTGTGGATTACTTTCCCATGTATAACGCTAATGGCGTAATGGTAAATCTAGTTAAGTACATAGATGATTACCCAGTATTTATAGCAGGAGGTGTGAGTTATGGTTCAACATACATCATAAAAGGTAACAGTGAGGTAATGGTAACGATCAGCGTGGTTGATGCAATACTATGTTGGCATAAGACAGGAAGGACAGTGCATGTAGCTTTTTCTATAGAAAATCTACGGTACATATTAAGGATGAATATAATCAAAAATCCTATAGTTTGCGTAAGAAGTAATTCAGAGTGTAAAGAATTCAACTATGATCATAGCGTTAGCTTATTGACGGGTAGTGCTTATGGGAAAAGGAACACAAGCGAGCACTTTAATATAGCTGACTTCAAAGTAACAATTTAAAAGGAATGTAAAATGAGTAACACAAAGACAATCAATAACGCACCAATAGATCATGGAAAATTAGTTGATGTTAACTTATTTCCACATGTTATTTTATCACCAGATAACACCGTAATAAAAATAAAATCCACTATTACAAACTTCAAAGCCCTAATTGATTTTTATGGCATTTTATTAAGGACAAATATGGTATCAAAAGATATGGAAATAATAATACCATGGAAGAAGGATGCGGATCTTAATACAGCTAGTACAGAGATAATAAGTCAATGTAACTTGAATTTATTCCCAAAAGGCAATATCAGAGTATTTATTGCATCTTTGGCTGGTGATAACAAATATGATCCGTAAAGCTTCCAAAAAGCCAAATAACAAGCAAAAAAAAAGACCTTAACAAAATTAAGGCCTAAAAAGAAAGCAAACAAAATAAAACAAAACAAAAGTAACGAGTTAAATATGAATGAAACATTAACCAATGTCAAGACTAAATTCACGCCAAGGGATTATCAGGTTCCTATTGTCGAGGCAATAATCAATCAATGCAAAAAAAGTGACAGTCCTTTTATTTTCGACATATCGGTCGGGGGCGGCAAAAGCGCATTATACGCATTTATTGCAGATCATGTTGCACAAAGGGGAGGTAAAGCGTTAATCCTTGCAAGACAGGGAGAATTGACCCAGCAAAACAGTGATTTTGGATGGAAAGCACAAGTTAAAAATTCAATATACAGTGCTAGCTTGAGCCGTAAATCCGTTCACTATCCTGTAATTTATGGTACAGAAGGCACAATTGCTAGAGCTTTAGGTGAGGGAAAGGACTTTGGTTATCGCCTGGACAAAAACACAGGTGAAGTTATTTTTAACTGGCTACCTGACGTTCTTATGGTTGATGAAGTTGATATGGTTGATTATAACAATCCTGAAAGTCAGTACATGAAGATCATAAACTTCTTCAAAAAAGCAAATCCAAAATTAAGAGTGTTAGGTGGTACAGGATCACCATTTCGAGGTAAAGAAAGTATTGTCGGTGATTATTGGAAAAAATGCGTATATCGACTTCCTACTGAAACGCTAATAAAATGGGGGTGGTTGGTGCCATTCGAGTTTGGTTTTGCTGATGATAACCATGCTTATGATTTTTCATCTATTGAAGTTGATAAAGATAGCGACTCATTTAGTGATGATGACTTAAATAAAATCGTATTGGAAAACCCAACCAAAACACAAGAAATAATGTTGGAAGTTCAAGATAAATGCAAAAGCCGATTAGGTGTTATTGTATTTTGCTCGACTAAAAAACATTGTGCCGAAGCAGTTAAAGCATTACCTGCTGGTAGTTACGGCATCGTAACGGATTCAACACCAACAAAAGATAGAATGCAAATATTAAAAGACAGTAGAGCTGGCAAGATAAAATACCTCGTAAACGTATCAGTATGTAGCGTAGGTTATAATAATCCACGAATTGACACTATCGTATATCTTAGACCTTTAGACTCATTAAGGCTACTTATACAGACTATTGGCAGAGGGCTAAGAATACCAGAAGAAGATGATTATTTTAAAAAAGATAATTGCTTGGTATT